GCCATGCGTTCGGCTGTTTCCGGCATGATTTACCCCATAATCCCAAGCGAGAGATAAACCTTTGAAGTCGTTGCAGCAGTCGCGGCATACCAAGTGCCGGTGTTACCGTCTACCTTGCCCAACAGGGTTGCGTAGTGGTAGCCAACAGCAAGGCCAATCTTCTGGCCGGAAACGCAGCACGGCATTTTCAAACCGCCCGCCCCGGCATTGCTGAATGAGGTTTCAAACCCGGCCTCGGCAGAGGTACCGTCAAAGCCAAGCGCGGTGCTGGTGTAGCTATTGCCGGTGCTGTTGCTTGCCGTGCCGGTGATAGACCCTAATACCGCGTCCTCAGATACCCCGAGAATGAATTTGTTTTGAATCTCGCTGTTGATCTCGGCGTAGCTGGTGCCGGTCGTGGTGCGGTCTGTCGAGAAGGTTCCCAACGTATTTCGCAGCACCCGGTTGTCATAGTTGTATAGGAATCTGCCGACAGATTTGCTGTCTGCGGTTTGGGTCGTGCTGATCGTGTAGAAGGTTCCAAGATAACGCCGCGTCAATGCGCCGGTCTTGGAAAGAATGCCATCCTGGTACGCAAGAGCCGTAGCCCTCGCAGTAGTGCTAGACCACGCCAGGAATTCAAGCGTTGGAACTCCTGCGTTGTCGTAACAGAAAACATCATATGGGAGGGTTGCGGTAAGCGTGCCGAGCGCAAGGGAAAACTCCGCGCTGGTTCTGATGTTCCATCCTGCGCCGTCAAACAAAGCGATGCGATTGCCCTTGTAAGGCGTGCAATAGACGGTCGTTGCCGCAGCTACGTCCGTAGTCGTTACCGGGACTCCGGTGCTAAGTGTCAGGCGGAAATCATTGATGCTGTTGTCAATGTTCTGCACATTCGGGTTAAGCACAATCATGTCTGTGCCGTCATACCGGAATGTATGTTGCCCGTACAACTGCCCCGCTATAACAGCGTTGCCGTTTTGCGTCTTGATCGTCTTTGCCCCAAGACTGTCAAGCTCCAGGGTCGCAGCGCCAGTGTTTGCATTGGCAATCTTGATGCGGTATTCATCGTTCGCAACAAGGCGGGTCGTTCCCACTGTCGCGGTATAGGTATCGGTTCCCGCCGCAGTAGCAATCCGAAAAGGAATGCTCAATACGTTGTTGCGGAGAATGCCGTATTGCACCGCCGAGAGGCCGCTATCCAGCGTTTGCGAACCGTCATTCGCTACCGTAATCGTCGTTAGCGCGCCATAGGCAGATGCAGTGATGCGGCTGTAAGTCGTGCCCGCCGTGACCGTGCTTTTAAGCCTGCGCCCTACGTGGAAGGCGCTAGTCTGATCACCGACCAACGTAAATGAAGTGGCGGAAACATAGGTAGGGATAACGCCAGAATCAAGCCATTCATCGGTTGACACGGACGTATCGTTTACGCCGCTGATGTTGTCCTCGGTCTTTTTGACAACATCGTTTTCATCCGTCAAAACGAGCTTGTAAGAGCTGCCCGCAGTTAGCCAGATTTGGCCTACAGTGGGGAAGCCTAGCGAGTTGATTTCAATGGGGTTGGATTGTTGGACGTTGCCAGCAGAAGTGGTGTACGTCGCAAGCTCGGTAGAGGAACCGGCTACATAGGTGTAAATCTTCCAGCCGGAGGCGGGGTCGCCAGAAGCGTCCACAATCTGACTGTTAAAGATGGGGGAGAACTTGACAGACATTGGCGCTCCAAATGAAAAAACCGGCCTAAGCCGGTTGTGGTATGCTTCCAAGCCCGAAAGGAGGCTTCATGAATCGTGTGCTTCTTGTTCTGTTGCTGTCGGGCTGTGCAGCACCGCAGGGGAATATCTACGATGCCGCGCAAGCCGAATGCCGCAACCTCGGATTCACTCCAGGCACGGATAACTTTGCGAATTGCGTGCAGCGCGATGTACAAAACCGCCGCGATATGGCGATTAGGATGATCTACGGCAGATGACAACCATATCCATTGCCCTGATTCTCAAGCCGCTAGGTTCGTTGATCCTGTTTGGATTGATCTGCCTGCCAGCGCGAATTGCAGTTCAACGATGGATGCCGGAAGGCCGGTTAAAACGCGCCCTACTTCTGAAAGTTAAGAGCAGCGTTAGCACTTAGGGCAGGCAACAGGTTTTTAAGCGTTTGATTGTTTGCCGCGTTAGTCAACAGTTTTTGCCCGCCGCCGACTGCATAGTTGGGCTTTAGCGCGCCCTGATACAAGTCAGATAAAAGCATTGATCGAACAGCGGGCCTGCCAACAAACCAAGCTGCGCCAGGAAGCCCACCAGTCATCACCCCAACAGCAGCGTCGAGCGGGCTAACGGCTGGAACGCTGCCAAGCTGGTCAACATTCTGCGCGGCCTTTTTGAAGGTTGCCGCAAACTGCGCAATCGTTTTCAACTCATCAGATAACGGCTTGCCTTTCCCGAGGTCTGCCGCCAGTTTTTGTGCGTTGACGTTGCCGCTCTGATTCAAAGCCTTTTCTACCGTGTAGGTCTTGGCAATTAGCTTGCGCGCGTCCTGAAATCCTTTCAGGGTTACATCATCGCCAGATTCAATCAGCTTGCGCTCTATCGCATCTTCAAGGGCTTTGGATGCGGAACGATAAGCGCCCCCCAAGTCTTTATCGCCCTTCGCATAGGCAGAAGATGCCTTGTCCCGCAGAATGCCGATTGCATCGACTGCCGAATTTGCCGAAAACTCCGGCTTGTCAACGGTCGCAACAATCTTGGCAATGTCATCCCCGGCAAGCTCAGGGAAATCCTTTGCAGCGCCTTGAAAACGATCAGTAATCCGCGCAAGGTCTTTGCCATATTGCTTGTCGGCAACGATGTTGCCAGCGCCCCTAATGGCTTCATACGCCTTGCCAGCCTCGCTGCGAATATCAGTCAAAAGCTCTTTGGTAATCGGCGTATCGTCGGCAATACCAAGACCTTTGCGGGCCAGTTCGTTGGTTACCTTCTGATTCTTGAGTGAGGCTTCCTGCCCGGTTTTGATCTTCCCGGCAAACCCTTCCAAAGCCTGATTTGCAAGAGACGGATTTACCTGTGTTGGCGGCACCACATAACCCGCCTCTTTAGCTGCGGAATAGGTCGCATCGCGCGCCGCGTTTTGCGTTTGCGATGCGGCCACGGAAGCCTCTTTTTTTGCAAGGCGGTCGGCAAGGAGTCCACCTACCTTGTCGCCTATTGCCTTGCCAGCAACGCCAGCAGCCCCACCAACTGCGGTATTGGTAAGGCGCGATTCATCGCTGGCAACGGGCTGCAATGCGCCTGTAATCGCGCCGATGGCCGTAGCGCCTGCGTAGGTATTGGCTCCAGGGATTAGCGCGGTAGGGGCCAGCAGAGCGGCATTTCCTGCGACATTGCCAACCACGCCACCGGCAGTATTCATAAGCGGCGCGTCAATCGCTTTCGCTTGGTCGATTTCCGCCTGCACCTTTTGCGGGTCGAATGCCTCTATCCGATTCAACCCCGGCACTTTTGACGCAACCTGACGCAATCCGCGACCAGTGGCAGCAAACGCACTACCGGCACCGATCAGCGCATTTTTGGCGAACGAGTTTCCCTCTGTCGGGTTGTAGTCATCCAACAGCGTGAATTTGGCCGCTTTAGGAGCGTCATCAATCAGCGTGTAGCCCATTAGCCCATCTGCCTTACCCAAGATTTGCCGTTTGACTTGTAAATAACGCCATCATCAGAGCGAATGCTTTTGCCGTCGTATTGCTTTGGGTCGGGCATGGAATTGAACGATTTTGGCGATTGCTTAGGCTCTTGCTTTGGAGCGGCGCGGCCAGCGGCCTTAACCATTGCATCAGATGCCGTTTGGCGTGCCGCTGTTTTCTGCGCCACAACTTCAGGAGAATCGCCAATCTGCGGGAAATAGGTACGAATCTCGCGCGCCATTTCCTCATCGGCAATAACGGCTCCTGATTCTTGTCGCAGTTTTGCGCGCACCCAATCCTCTTGGGCTTGGTTGTATTGCTGGCGCGCTGGGTCGCGTGCCAGATTCGCCGCGATATTTCCGACGCCAGGAATCTTCTGCGCAGATGCTTCGACCAATCCAGGCTTGCCGCTGTCGGCATTCTTCGCCATGATTTCTTCGGCTTTTTGCATGCGCGATGCGTAGCCTGAAGCCTTGAGCAAAGCCTCCGGCGCATCCTTGTCTTTCGGCCCGATGGGTGCGCCGCCCTGCGTTACAGGCGTCGCGGTTCCGGTGCGCGGGTCGATCAGCAAGCCGCGCTCTGCGTCGTATTGGCCTTTGGGCTGCTGCTTATCAAAATTCAATCGCTCACGGCTAACCCCAAGATTGCCCTGCGCAACCCCAAGCTGCCCCTGCGAAACCTTCAACTGCCCCGCTGCATTGGCTTCAGTGCTCAGATTGTGCCGCCCGGTTTCGGCAAGCGTCTTGGCTTTGTGCTCTTGCTCCAATTGTTGCGCCCGCGTGATACCGGCATTCTGCATGGCAGAAACCCATTGCGGGTCAAACTGGCGCGGGGCTTTTTGCATGAACTCAGGCGCAAAAATTCCAGACTGCGCGCCAAGCGTCATCACCATATCGTAGGACTGTTGGTCTTTTGCATTGGCAAGCAAAGCCGCGCCGCGTTCCAGTTTTTCCTTGTGTACTTCAAACTGCGACTTGGCTGCTGCTGCGTTGTCTTTGCCGATGGATGCGCGTTTAACGTCACCTTCCAATGCGTCCTTACGCATTTGGAAACCTGTTTTCGGGTCAATGCCCATCACCTGATCAGGTGTTGCGTTCGGGTTTCTGCTAAACAGGTCGCGCAACTTCGCTTGTGAGTCTGCGCTCTGCTGCGCCTGCTGCAATTGCAACGCCTGCAAGTCACCCTGCCCAAGCAGGTGCTTTAGCTGCAAACTTTTCGTGTATTGGTCAAGCGGCCCCTCTTGCTGTACTACGGGCTTTATCAGACTATAAATAGAGGCATCGGCACCCATTAGACATAGCCTCCATAATTTTCGGCGTCGCTAGTGTTGTACGGGTTTAGATAGTTGTAACTTCCACCCGTGCCAATGCCGCCGCTCATGCGGTTCAACTGGTTTTGTTGCCCGTACCAATTGGCGATGTTTTGCCCTGCGCCCTGCCATGCATTACCGCTGGCAATCGCCGCCGCGCCCCTTGCGTTTCCGAGTGAGCTGGTCAAGCCGCTTATATTGTTCGCCATGTTCTGCCCTGCGCTTGCAACGGTATTGGCTGCTGTTTGCCCCGTACCGCTCAAACCGGCCAAGCGGTTATAGGTGTTGGTCTGGTCGTTGACATATCGCGCTTGAGAACCTGCCGCCTGATTGCCTGTATAGTCAGTGCTAAAGCGCGTAAGAGCCTTCAGGGTTTGGCCTGAGTTACGCCCACCCCTGGCCCCTGCCATGTTGTTAATGCCCTGTATGCCTTGATCCAGTCCCATTTGGTAGGATGCTTTGGTTACAGGGTCATCCCAAAAGTCTGCAAGGGTGAATTTCTTGTTGAGCGAACCATAAAGCGGGTCGCCCGGATTGCCCTGGTTCAACTGCTCTTGATACCTGCGGGTGGCTTCGTTGCGAATTGCCAGCGTGTCAATGTCTCCATTGGCAGAAGGCATATCCTTTTGAACCTGGTTGTAAATCTCGCGCCAACCACCGGCCTGCGGCAAAGCAGACATTGCCACTTCGTTCCCGTAAGTCGGTGCGGTATTCGTCCCGGCACCATTACCGCCAAGCCCCAACAGATAGCGCAACTGCCCAACTGCTGCGCTGCCAGCATCGCGCCACGGCGCTTGGTCGGTGCGGGTCTGGTTGTATTGCCTTTGCTGTTCCGCAATGGCTGCTTGTGTTGCTGCCGCTTGTTCGCGCGCCGCATCATTTGCAGAACCGGATTGCAATGCTCCGCCTAAAAGGGATGCCCCCGCGCTTATTGCTGGTCCAATCCACGGCATATCAATCCCCTTTAATCAAAACCCGGTCAACCTTTTCCGAGTCGGTTTCATCTGTTGCATGAATGCAAAACCACTCAATGTCTGTGAGTGCGTGTATCGTGTGATTCTTGTTCGCCGGTACGGTAATCACGGCGGGGGCGGTATAGGTGCGCGGTTGACCATCAATTTCAACTCGCGCTATACCGCCCCCCAACAGGCCGAAGTGCTCATAGTTGTGCTTATGAGTCACAACGGTATGCCCTTGATCCAGTCGCATTTCCTTGATGTACACACCAGCAGAAAAGTGATGCTTCACGCCGAAATCAAGCGGCTGTTCCATCTGCCAATACCCAACCCGTTGCTGTCTTGTTGACCCAAATCGGCTTTCCGTCCGCGCCTAGACTCGTATCAAAGTAGATGCGCCCCGGCCACAGGTTCGTTGTCGGCCTTTGAGCAGTAGTCCCGCTCTGCTGTGAGGCTTGGAGAATCGCAAAGGCTTGACTAAGCCAGTTCCCCCACGGCGTCGGCCATGTGGCCTGTGTGCCATTCACCATCAAGGCGCTGTTGATGGGGGGGAGTCCCAACGCCATCAGATGCGCGCCTTAACGTCAGTGAATGTAAAGACCACCTTTACAGGGTCTGTTACTCGAATCTTGAAAGTCCAATCCCTCGCCGTTCCGAGCCTTCTCCAAACAACGCGGGTCAGGTACTTGCCTATGGCCCCTATCGTTGTCCATAGCTCATTGCCCCATGTGTGGCCGTTGTCCTTGCTGATCTGTAGCATGGCCTGCGGGTCTGAGCCTTGCCCGCTGATGAGTCCTACCCCAGTTTCCATATCGACATAAAGCTGATCCACCCTGACCCGCTCGTTGTCTTTGAAAAAGTGCCGCGTGACAATCTCTCTTGCTATCGCGGTGCCGTTGTCTGTATAGGTATCTGCAAGCAGGTTGTAAATGGAGCCGTTTTCGTAGTCGGCAACAATCGTCTTGTCGATGAACGTCAGGCTCATTTCGGCCCGGTGTCTCTCACCATCAAGCCCGTATTCCAACGGACTCCACAAACCACTAGAGGCGTCATACAGCCAGGATTTACCGGCAGTCGGGAAATTAATTTGCAACATCGGATGCCCGCCGAGCATGTAGCTAAAGGCAGTCGCATCCGAAACGGCGGCATACTGGTTAATCAAGTAATCAATTTCAGGGGTACTGATGACTTTCGGCACGTAGCCCTGAATGAACATGACTTGTGCTTGCCCGGTGCGCGGGTGCATCAACGCAGCAACGCCGCTGTTGAACTTGCAGACAGTCCACCTTGCGGCTAGCCCATATTCGACCGTAGCCCCTTTGATGGTCGAAAACGGGAAGTCCGCCCCTCCGGTGTCGCCCCAATACTCGGTAGTGTTCTCACCAAACAAAATGACTTCGCCGTTATCGACAAAGACCCTTACCAGACCGTCAGGGTTTGACTCCGCCGTTGCAAAGTTCAACGCATCCCAAGACGAACCGTTGCTTGAGATATAGAACGAATCCGATACACCATCATCGACAATGAACCAACCGTCCAACCACGCAACCGTATTCGCCGCGTCCGGGAAATCCGAGTCAGACACAAGAGCAAATGTCGTGGTCGCAATGGTGTAGGTGTAGCCATTCATCCCCGTTACCAGCAGGATTACCGAACCGTCATAAGCCATGTCCACCCGGCCAGTGGTCGAGCTAATCGTCCCGATGCTCGTTACCGTTCCGGCGTTGTCGATGCTGTAGAAGGTGCCTCGATGGACAACGTAATACAGGTCGCCTACTGCAATCCAGCCCCGCACAGGGGTATCGCCTAGAGACTTCCTCAACTCAAGCCCTGGCGTGCCGTAGAACGTGACTGCGGCCTTTTCCTGTTCTCTCTGAATCTCGGCGTACAGGTTCAAATGGCGTTGCGCCGTGACTGTTGCCGATTTCCCTTGTTGTCCACCACCAAAAAGCCCGACGATCATGGCCCGGTGTAGATATTCCAGTTATTGCCGCGCTGCCGCGTCATGTAACCGGCTTCCGACATCATTACCGGAGGCTGCGAATTGATCCTCTTGATATTCGCCCTCGCCTGAATAGCCTTTGACACGACCATCGGCGGGAGAGAAGCACCAAATTCAGGCCCGTATTCCTCTGCAAGACTGTAGGTAATGGCTCTTTCATATCCAGGCGGCAAAGCAAGCGCAGTTGTGAGGCTTGAAAACTGTTGCAACTGCTTCCACGACTTGATATGCGCAACCGCAGACGCCGCATTAGGCTTCGGATAGAAATTGAGTTGCACCAGCGGGTTTTGCATATCCGCATACAGGTACATGGGCAGAATCGAAGTAACACCCTTTACGGTGATGTTTGACCACGCCAGTTCATCGACCAACTGCAAGGGAATGTCGATGGACGCATAGCGGATAAAGCAGGAGTCATTGATTCGGGTAGGTCTTGTGGTGTTCAAATCCCCACCAACCCCCATCGTGTAGGTTTGCTGGTTCGCTACCATCGTGAGGGTTTCTTCAACGATGTAATAGACAAACAACCTTTCAAGCGACCATGAATCGAGCATCGAGTTCAGCGCAACAAGGCCGTCCTGCGCTTCGTCGTTGTCCAATGACTCGCCTTTCCCGATTACGCCTGCCAGCCTCATGGAGCGGGTAATCATGGAAAGTGCAGTAGCCATTATTTATCGTCCAGAATTTTCACAAGGGTTTTTTCTTTTGCTGCGAAGTGGAACTCTTTGCCGGTCTTTTTCTTGACTTCCTTTTCCAGCTTTCCACGGTCTGACGCCTGCGAAGCAAGCTCCTGCTTCACAATCGTTTCAATCAATTGGTCTTGCGTGATATGCAGTTTGTCGGGCGTGTCAAACCAGCCATTCAGTTCAGAAGGCACAAGCGGGTATTGCCTGCCTTCCGTGTCGAATATCTTGCCTAACGGAAAATCACGGTGGTAGCGCCACGTCAGCATCTTTATCCTTTGGAATGTCGAGCTGCCAGGTGGACTCCCACGAAGCCTCACCCATATGCTTCAGGAAAATCCCCTGTACAGCGTGAATGTCAAACCCGCACTGCTGCGCCCTGCGGCAAAAGTTAATGTCCTCGCCGTAGAACGAGTTACCTTCCCTGCCGTGCGGGAACAGGTCGTAAATCCTGCCGTTCTGATCGTCGGTAAACCATTCGTCGGGGAAGGCTTCAATCATCTTTTCAATGACGTTCCGGCGAATCCGCATGAAACCCGTAGGCCCGTAGTGCAGCTTTATCAAGCTCGGGTCTTTTTCGTTGCGCTCTATCGGGTCGGTGAGCATCGCCGGGAATCTCGGGTTTCCGGGAACCTTCATGCGATACAGGCCCATCACAATGTCTGCATCGGGCTTGCATACCGCGATAACGTCTTTTGACGTAAACCCTATGTCGGCGTCTACAAACAACAGGTCTGAGGCTCCCGATTCAAGGAATCGCTTGGCTATCAGGCTTCTAGCCTTTCCTATAAAAGCGTCATGCGGGATGATCTCGACCGCAAGCCCAATCTCTGCTTTCGCGCACAGGTGCGCCGTTTGAACCAACCCCGCGACAGTCGTGTGATGTATCAGGCCGTCATAACTCGGAATGCCGATAAAGAGCATCAGTCACCTATGGTTTTGAGTAGTTCAACCGCCCTTGCTTTCGCGTCAAGGTATGCGGAATCCGGGGCTGAAGTCTCGCCCTGATTCTGTTCAATGCTGTCGAGCCATTCGTCAGCTACGCGCTGCAATTTCTTGTCAACCAGCGCCCTTACCATTTCCGGGCTTGATGGGCGCGGCAGTCCGAGTTTTTCGGCCATTTCATAAGCCTTTGCCACTCGAAGTTTTCTTGTTTTTGTGTACACCTGCTGCCAGAACCGCAGTTCGCGCATCCTGGTAGTCTTTACCGGCTTGTCGCAAATCTGGCAATCAAGCCTGATGTTGTCGCTGTCCGTGGTCATCGTCCACAGTTCGGCGAGGCACAAATCGTCGTACCAAAACGGGAAGTAGTCCGTAAACAAACCGCCCGCAGCCTTCCTCCACTTGTCTGTGACAATCGGGTAAAGGGCCTCGTATCCTTGCTCGTTGGTGTCTTTCCACCAGAAAACGCCATGCGGGGTTTCTTCAACCGCTTTGGCGATGTAGTCATCCCAATTAGGGGTAAGGCACAGAATGTCATCGTTGATCACGGTAAATACTTCGCTACCGAGATTCACATGCATCCATTCACTCATTTCGTTTATTGCGCCGCCCATCGTCTGATAGCGAGGCTCTACACGATTCACAAGCGGTATGTGTTTCGCTGTCTTGCACCATTCAAAGGTAGCGGGGTCATCGTCGTCACTGATGACCCCGTACCGAACTTCATGCTTACCGCTCTCCAAATATCGGAGAGTTTGGAGAACGGCACTGAGGCCGACCACCCTGTTACGGGAGGGTGTTACTACTGCAATCCTCAATGCCGATCTCCTTTAAGAGCCTTTAATCAGGCCCAGGGTTACGAGGTCGCCGCGAATCTGGTTCAGCAACGCGACAATGCCGTTGGCTTGCGCCGAGGTAAAGCCGTAAGTCGCTGCGCCAGTGGTAGCGGCACCAGTAGCAACCGCCGCTTGTGATGCGCCCGAAGGTTTTGCCGTGGGTGCTGCGTTGTAGAACGAGATAAGGGCCGTGGAGCTTTGGCCCAAAATCGTTCCGTCAGCGTTGGTGCCATCAAGGTATTGGTAAACAGCCATGATTTCTCTCCTTGATTAGCCCCAAACTCGGCAGCCGAGTTCCGGGCGGGTGGTGGCGTAGCCGTACAGCACGTCAGAGCGAACCGGGAAAGCGTCATTCACAATGTCTTGACCTTCCCAAATACGCATCGAAATGCCATCCATGACCTTGCGTGCCGCCATTTCAGAAGCGCGCGGCAATTTCAGGTCAACCGTTGCGAACGTGAACGCATCCTTGTGGAAAATCAGGTTTTGCGGGTACACGGTCGAGGTCGTGGTGCCGTAGAACGTCACGGCGGCACCGTCAACGGGCAGCGCAGAGATGTTTTGCAGCGCGCCGGAGGTCGGGCCGTAGAAGGTCGGGCTAACCGTCAGCGCGACTTCAGAGCCAACGCCGGTAGCATTAGCGGTCACGACAAACTGTTTCAAGTTCGTCAGTGTCGCTTTGGTTTCCGCGTTAACGTCATACACCGCAGCAATGGTGATGACTTCACCCTCATTCACGGTTTGGGTTGCGCCGCCAAGACCGTCTACGTTCACGGTATTGGAGCCGGTGGCCGGGTTGCCCGTAACCAGCGTGGTGCCGGTGCGAGTACCCATCGTTACCGAACGGATGTTCTGGTCAATCGCCCATTTCAGGTCAATTGCGCGAGTCATCACGCCCGAACGGTATTGATCGGCAATCGCATCGCCAGCCTGGAACAGCCCTTTGAGGCCGTCAACGGTACGCGCCATAGCTTGCGGGTTGAGAATTGCGGTGCGGTTCCCATCGCGCGGGGCAAGTGCGTTGTCGAGCACGGCTTGTGCATCGCCCCAAACCTGATAGGTCGCAGGGGTAGTGCCGGGAGTGCCAACGGAATTGGCAATATCCAGCGTCATGCTCAGCGCGTCGTAGTCGATTTGCGACGCCAGCACCGACATTGCGGGCTTCAGGAAACGATCCGAGAAGTCGTCAATCTTCAGTGCGAAGTCAACCGAGGAGAAGTTCAGGTCAACGCCCTTTTGAGACGTAACCGGCAGGCTCACATAGGTTTCCGTGGCGTTTTGCGCCGACATGACTGCACCGGAGCGAACGGTATATTGCGGAGGTTTGCGAATGCGCAGAGTGTCGCCAATCTTTGCGCCGGTCTTGCCGAAAGCACTGTCGTAATCACGGTTCACATTCTTGACGAATGCGAGATTGCCGTGGAGAACGGCAAGGGCTTCCAGCGTAACCATGTCAATGGTTAAGAGGGTATTAGCCATAATTGCCTTTCAATTACCCTCGTCTAGCGGCCCGTTGCCGGTTACGCCACTTGAGCCATTCATCCGGCTTGTCGTGCGATGGCTCGGCGTCCACAATCCCGCTCTTTCCAGTTACGGGCTTGATGGGTTCCGGTGCTTTGGAGGGTGTTTTGGTTTGCGGTTTCTCGGCAGCGCCTAGCTTGGCTTCCAGCTTGCCGATCTCTACTGCTTGTCGTGCCGCAGGCAGCGCCGCGATGCGCTCGGCTTCATCAGGGTTTTTCGCAAGGTGATAGGCCAGTTTCGGGCCTTCGTCGGAGTGCAAAATCGCCTCGGACATTGCGCGGGTCATCGGGGCTTCGGACGATGCAAGCACGTCCTCGAAATCCTCGATTTCCTTTGCTACCTCTTGAATCCGCTTCTGAAAACTCTCATTGACCTTGCGTTGCTCGGTTTCGGCGTTGCGTGCGTTGGCCTGTTCGCGTTCCTTTGCAAGCCGCTCGTCTACCTTGCGGTCAGCGCGGTAATCTGCGCGGGCTTCAAGATAGGCTTCGTAGCTTTCAAACGATTCGCGCTTAGGTTCGCCGCTGTCAGCCGGTTTCTGCGGTTCCGGTTGTCGGCTTTTAAGGGCCAGTTCCTCGGTAACTGCTAACCGTCGCTGCAAGTCCTCGCGTTTCCTGCGTTCCTTGCTCAGCCTCTTTTCGAGAATGTCATCTAGTTCCTTTTGGGAGAATGACTTCTCTACAGGCTCCGGTTTGGTTTCAGTATCCGCCGCAGGAGTTTCCGTTTCCGTGGGCGTGACAATTTCCGCCTCGACTACCGGCGTATTTTCTTCAGACATTGAATCTCCTAGACCCGAGTGCGCCTCGGTGCGTTTTGAAACTAAGACGTATAGGTGGCGAGTTGCCCGCTAGATGCAGCCACCACCCCAAGCCGCAGGGATTGGAGAACCATTGAGCACGCCCCCGTGCCATCGACATGTGCACCTATTCTCAGTGTGGCAGCAAAATTCATGCTGTTGTCGAACGCTGCGTTTTGTGCGGTAACACTACCATTTAAGGCTGATTGCCAGCCATTTGTCCCACCGCCCCAAGTAGTAGCAACGGCTGACGCCGCCTCTACTACCGGGGTTGGAGTTGCCCCAAAAGTCCCCGTTGTACCGTCATACATATAGATAGCACCACCAAACCAATAAGCCGGAATTCCTCCAGTCACTCCCGTATATGACGACAAGAACGTGCCGGCGCCACTTGTAGATTCTGCGATCAATCTAAAGCGCCCCGCCGCAAACCCCTGCCCATTGACCAGCAGGCCGGAAGTCGGGGCGGTTACTACGTCGGCGGCGCGGGTTGCGGAGGCTGCGCCTGTGGCGATGTAGCTGGTAGGGGCAGAACCTACTTCAAGTTGGGCACCCCACACAAATGTAGTGCCAGCCCCACTAAAGTCCAACCCAACAGCAAGCGAATCAAATCCAGCAGCCGGGGTGGTCACAGTGATACTAAATCTCTGCCATGCTGCTGTAGCTGTAGTTAGGTTCGAGAATCCAATTGTCGCAACGTGTACCCCGGCTAGCGTAGTATCCACAATCAAGAAAATGTTGCTAGCTGCAAGCGTCCCAGTTTTTACCCACACTGAAAATGTATATGTGGTATTAGCGGCTGCCGCAATTATTTGTATGCAGCCCGCCGGAACTGTACTCGATGTCAATGTATCTGCGGTGGTATTACCATCAGGGGCTACTGTGGTATTAGGAGTAACGACTACCGGGTTAAAATATCCACCCTCAGTGGCCCACACACCATTATCGAATGCTTCACTACGCAAGCAGATGTTCGTCGCCGCCTGCTCGATCATCGTGCCATCGAACACCCACGCGCTGCCGTTGTAGCGGTACGTTCCCCGCGCTACGTTTGCTCCCGCAGTTTGCAGCAGGCCAGCCGAGTCGAAATAGGTCGCGTTTGTGCCGGAGCGGGTCAGGGAGAAGCCGGGGGGTAGCGGTTGTCCTGGCGATGATTCCCAATAATAGGCAGCACCATTACCCCCGCCCTGAATTTGATTGAACTTATTGAAATTCGCCGGGGAAACGAATTGCATCAGTCGGTCAAGGGCTGAACGTAGAGTGTTCCGCCAGTTGCCATCTGCACAGCAGCGACATACATGGCAACGTCAGTGCCGCCGCTTGTAGGCAGTTCTACCGGCAGAATCACCATCGTATTGGCAGCAATCGGCACGTCTGCGGTGGTCGCGGCAAGACCTGAGCCAGCACCAACCCGTACATGCGCGTTAGTCGTACACCACACCATGACGCTGTTAGCCTGTTGCGGCAATGCGGCGTCAATTGTCGCTGTCGTGGTGTATGCCTTGCTTTGCGCCTTGCCAGCGATGACGCGGCGCAGGTTTAGGGCGAGTGATGCGCTCATTGCGTTGCTCCTTGCACTTCAAATTGATTCAGCTTGTCGCTGATACCCTTCATTTCGTTGGCAAGCCCGTTGTGCAGTTCGCCAATCGTGTCCGTTACTCCGGCCAAGACCTTCTCTTTGATCTGTAGCTCATGCTCCGCAAACATCTGCTCTACCTTTGCGAATACGGCATCGATCTGCGCCTGTTGCTCTGCGTCTTGGGCTTGTTCGCGGGCTTGCGCCGCCTGGCGGAAGAATTGCTGTTGCAACGCGATGTATTTCTTTTCGTACTCGATGCGCTGCGCTTCTTCGTTCAGCTTGGCAATCATTTCCTTGACTCGCGCCTCGGCGGTCTTGGCCTTTTCGACCTCTTGTTGAGCCTGTTGGCCCATCTGTTGAATCTGTTGCTCTGCGGCCTGTAGCTCGGCTTCCTTTTGCCCGATCATCTGCGCCGCCTGTTGCACTTGGGCCTTTTGCGCTTCAATGCTGTTCGGGTCTTCGTCATCATCCTCAAGCAGCTTGGGATTGATGGTCTTGCGAAGTCGTTGCGACATTTCCTCCGCACCCGGCCAATCCTGATTCTTGACGAACAAATCACCGATGACGCCCCACAATTCCGGGTTTCCAGAGAGCAATTGGCCCATTGCCTCGGCTGATTCCTGGCGTTTGGTGGTGTAGCTCGGGCCGGTCGTTACCGTTACGTCATAACGTCCGACTGCGGGGTTGTAAATCTTGCGGATTTCCCCGTTTTCTTCGACCCGCATAACCGCTTGCTGGCTTTCAGGGTCGAGTGATGCGTGATCCGGCTCTCCGTCCTCACCGATGATCCTTGCGACCCGTTGCGTGTCGTAAATCTTCGGTATCAGGTCAAGCAGAATGCAGCCGCAATAGCGAATAGAACGACTAAGGTTGTCGATGTAATGGAACGTACCCACATCGGCCTGACGCTGGCGCGCCATGATTGCCTTACCGCTTTTCTCCTGCGCTTCTGCTCCAATGCTAGGGTTGTATTGGCCGACTGTTGCCTGTAGGTCATCGCCCGCCTCCATCTTTGCGTGAATGATTCCAGCAGGCGGGAGGGGCGGGGCTTGCCGTTGCGGGGGCGGCAGCGCGGTTCCGTTGACTTCAATCGGGTTGTATTGCAGGAAGGGATAATTAACCGTGTTGGCCTGCCGCCACGTATCCTCCTGGCTCTCAAACTGCCCCACCGCGCCGATATAGGGCGCTTTGGGAGCAAGGGCCAGCATTTCAGCCTCTTGCGAAGTCCAGTAGTTCACCATGCGTTGCGGGTCTTTTGCGTTACGCACGATCCCGCTAACTACGGTCTTGCCTTCAACGATGAACTCGTTACCGACCACGCGAATAATCGGGATGTATTTGCCCGCCCATTCCCGCGTTTCGAGAATCTCTGCGCCGTTGATCTTTGTCCACTTGACCGACTGCATCAGTGTCTTGCGATTCTTCACCGGCTTGGGTGCCAGAATCATCGGGTTGGCCTGGACAGACTCCCAATATTCCTTTTCTGGCATGGTCGTGCCATCTTCCAGCAGGAGGATGTTCTCCTCTTTTTCCTCGACGCAGAAATATTCAGCGATTCTCAGGCCATCGTTAGCCAACCACGGGGCCGCATCGTCGCCAAGCCCTACGTCATCCCATGCGGGCCTGCCTTCTGCATCGGGGAACTGACGCTTGAACTCCTCGTCGCTCAATTCCTCGGTGATGAATCCCCATTGGCATTTCTTGCCGGTCGAATCGTGCCTAAGCCCATCAGGGTCAAGGTAGACGCTAAAGCTATTCTTGATGGGCGCAATCAATATGTCCTGATCAAACGACATATCGTCGCAATAGTCAGTTAGGACGCGCCAATAGCCCTCACCAATCGTGACTTGGTTCTCACAGGCGGTGTCGTAAGCAACGTCTGCGTCAGAGTTGACCTCGATATGCCGCACGATTCCGTTCAGAATCTGCGCAACCTCAATATCGCCCTGATCGTCAACCGGCAAGACCTTCACGGCGGGTCGGTTCTGGCGCTGCTCGTTGGTTACTAGCTTGATGTGCTGCGGCAGCTTGTTGATGGTGAGCACCGGCCTTGCGCCGTTCGGGTCGCTCAGGCGTGCTTGCCTTACATCTTCGGGCCATTGCCAGCCGTTGTCGGGAGAGCCAGCGGCAAAGCGAAGATCATCCAATTGGCTAATACGGTTCTCTGATGTCGCTTCAATGGCAAGTTTCATGCGCTTGCGTGCCGTAGCGAGAAAATCAGCGTCCGTTTTTGCCATTAAGCGCCCATGAATGATTGAGGAGTGCGATGGCCTACCCGCACAATTTCCCGGTTTACCTTTGGTCGAATCGCACGCCTCGCGCCCTCGCACGCATAGCGCAGAGAGTCGATTACGTGGTTATGTTTGTCCGCGAGAATGGGCATAACCTCATTCGTCAGCGGGTCGGTCTTGTAGCTGTACAGCGTCAGCTCGTCTATCAGGTGCGTACAGCGAGGATGCACAACAATGTCAAACGTCTTGAGGAACTCGATTCCCTCCTCAACAGACTTGGCCCCCTTGATGGCAGAGCTAATCTTCGGGAAACCATGCTTCTGCATGTAGCTGATCGTTTCCGGCCTGGCGCTGTCCGCAGTGATGAACCAGCGTTCGGCATCAGGCACACGCCTGAACAGGTCTGGAAGCTGGTCAATCTCGCAGCCCACCATGTAGGCTTCGTAATCGACGTAGAGCTTGCGTCCGTCAATGTGGCAGCGCACCAACACGGAAGGGTCAACCGAGAAGCCCCAATCCGCGCCAAGCCTGAAATGCGCGCCCGCAGGACTGTCGAACTCCTCAATCTTCCAGTTGCGGAATACCCGGCTCTCAGAGTTGCGCTGGTATTCGCCAAGCCAGATATGCGCGAACTTGTCAGGGTCGCGGCGCTGGTCATAATCCAATTCAGCCCGCAATACATCAGGCAACCACGGGTTATCGCGGTAATTGACCTGAATCACCTTTGAATCAGGCGGAGGTTCCGGGCCGCGCAGCAGCGCGTCAACCGGGTCAGTTTCCAGGTTCGGATTCCAGCTAAACCACAGTTCGCTACCGGGCTTGCGAATCGTCGGCCTAAGCAGATCAAGGCTGCGCTGGCTTAGTGTCTGCGCCTCCTCGTTCCACGCTCCGTCATAACCCTCAAGCGATTTGATCGACTCGGCTGTGTGGTTCTGCATCCCCTGGAACAGAATGATTCCAGCGCCCGGAGTGACAATCTCCGCTTGCTTTACCTCGAAATACTGCCCAACCCCTAGAGATTCAATCTTGTCCTCAAGCAGTCGTTTAACCGATTGCTCTAACGACTTCTGAATCTCCCGAATGCAGACCCAACGTAAACCGGGCTGCATCATTGCGCGCTCTATCAATAGTTCGGCAAAGAAATGCGACTTACCGCTGCCCCTGCCTCCCCACGCCCCTTTGTACCTGCTCGGCCCTAGTAACGGCTCGAATACTTCAGGCGTTTGTATCTTTAGCGTGGACAATTTCCCGCACGATCTTTGATACCAGCGGCGCGTCAGGGTCGCCGGATAGCGTCACGCCTTGAGCCGCCTTACCGTCCAGGCGGTCGGCCAATTCCTTTACAGCCCACGGCTCACCGGCTGCCGCAAGGTCGAGCAATTTCTCTGCGGCCTCACGGATGCGTTTGCCATCCTCCTGGACAATAGCTCTACGCAATGCGCCATCAAACAAGCGCCCTTTCTCCGCGTATTTATTGCCCAATGCTGCCGCCATGTTTACTTATCCTAACCTGTTGTTTTTTAACAACGCACAGTGAAGCCACTGCTAGCTGTAGCGTGATTGATAGCAGGGCATACCCATCCAATCATCAGGGTGGAATGGAATTACCCCATCGTTTATGCGGTCTTTGTACGGATGTGCGCTCATATCGCCCGCGCTGCATTTGCCGTATAGGAATCCGCTTGTGTATTTCGGGTGCTTAACGCGCTCAAGGTTGGCGCATGTGTTGCAGTTGGCGTCCATTGCATAGAACGCTATCTGGCTTTGCTTGTGGCGCTCTTTTGCGGTCGGGGCCATGATGTACCGGGCTTTTACTCCAGGCATCACCCCGCCAACTATCAGGCAGTCATTCGCCCAAACCGGGCCGGTGTCGTATCTGCACCAATAAACCTCGGTGCCGTAGTCATCCGTGCAGATAGGTGTTTGCATGGCTCCAAAAGAAACGAAGATTTTCTACGGCTGAGTGAGGGTCAGCGCAGTACCTCTCTAGCTGTTGCCGTATCAGAGCACTATCTTGACGGTCAGGCACAATGCCGGGCTGACATATCAACCCTGATTCAGGCCAGACTAACCAAGGATACTTTGGGCTAAGCGCCAATTCAATATCAGTCATTTCTCCAATAAAAAACCGGCTCACTTAGCCGGTTTTTTCTTTGCTGGTTTCTTTGCTATCTTGGGTGCCGGTGGAGCGCTCAAGATTCTTCGCAATGCCTCATCAAACGGCATCACATGATCGCTTTGCTTATTTCTCTGAGGGGGTTTTATCGTGGGCTTCATTAGCGACTTAATAAATTCTCAAACCAGGACTGATGAATACTATCTGTCACTTGGCAAGTTCGTACATTACTACGCCCGCGTTGAATCAGTGACGCACCTTGCATTCCCTTTTCTTACTGGCACACCACTAGAGAAAGCGCAGATTATCAAGTCCGGGCATCAACTAGGCCACGTCATTTCACTGACAAAAAGCTTGATGCCACTATCCAAAACATCAAAGAAAGTCCAGCAAAAGCTATTACGCACATTTACTCAAATGGAACTAATATCGCAATTCCGGCACAACGTTCTTCATCGTGGAGCCAAGTTGCAGCCCAACGGGAAACTCAAATCTACAAACGCTGCGACCATGAAAACCTTTGACAACTATGAGGCGTATGAGTTCGATTTGTCCGTGCTTGACAACGCCACCGCTGATCTAAAAAAAATACTAACTCAACTAGTGGCGCTCGGCCTTAGAGAACCAAAAAACGAACCCCTCAACCCAATTCTCGCTGATCGCGCGCTGTGGCCGCCATGGCTTTATAAACCTCTGAAACCAAGTGTTCCGCAGAAAAAGCCGATGAAACAAAACCATGCAAAGACACCAGCGCGTTTACTCCGACCTCAATCATCTCGGGAGTGATCTCTACCTGTTCCGCACCTGCATTCTCAGAGCGCATGGGTTTCTCACATACATACTTCGCCTTACAAGGCGGGAGTCTTACTTTAGATGACCTCTGCTTGGTGTTGACGCCCGCCCTTTCAGACAGGTGTGTGCGCGCTTCCCTTCCGTCCCGCACCTTACGGCTCCCCTGAGTCTTTCGACCGGGCATTTAGTCATCAACACGGCTGCGGACTACAAATTGTGCGGTTCGCTACTTCCGCAATCCCCCGGCTCCACCGGCACTCTGCTTTGAGCTATCCAAACGCGCCGTTGATCAGGCGGCGCTCAATCCGCATGCGTCTTGATGCGTTTTTAACAGGGACACGCTCCCCTCAATTTGCCGCCCGCTCTGGCCGGAACCTCACGGGGTAACGCTCAATTAACACGGATTAGACCACACGTATATGATACTTGTCAAGCGCTTTAGTTCCGTTTTGTGCGATTATTCGGCCGCTGCCTTTTTTCCGTTTTCTTGACATTGGTCAAGCCGTTTCGTCCGTCAGGGGCGCACAATGCAGTCATACCAACCGAACCGGAGATAAACATGGAACTGATCTACGCAATAGCCGAATACTTCAATATCCCCAACGAGTACGTCACCATCGAACAGCAACAAGGCGATGTGGTCTATTTCCGGCTTTCGGCTGGCGCTGGTTATTCATGCAAAACCGTTCGCGGTGGCAAATACCTCAAGAAAAACTCTATTCGCCAAGCTTAAGAATCCCTCGGATCGCATCAGCGCAGTATTGCGCCAACTCCGGGCATTCACCAATTTCGCGCCCAACCTCCTCGCAAATCAAAGCGCAGCGTTCACGCTCACCAGCTAATGCGCGCTCCAATGCCCTCATTGAATCCGCCGCGCACATCTGCGGCCATCCTGTTTGAGCGCCAAACCCGGCAATTACTGCGCGGTCTGTAATCGGCGTATCACTCATTTCAACAACCTCCACATATCCCCACCCTCACTCATTAGCCTATGGGCGCACCAGTTGAGGGCGCTTGTGTATACACGGTCAAGTCGTGAATCGTATAAATCCCGCCCAGCACTGACCAATCGACGCGAACGGTCAAGTCTCGCCCGCCCCGATCCCAAGCAGACCGGACAATCGGGCCAACCTCCGCTGGGTTCGCCGTTCCACTCGCCATTTGCGACCCATGCCCCATTAACGCATCGCGCTGTGTTGCTTTCATGTTGGCACCTTTCAAGTATCAACTCGCTCACAACCTGGACAGCTACGCCATACGCGCTAATGCCCTTCACGTTCGCCAAATGGCCCTGTAATCGCTTAATCAGGTCGCGCACATACACAGCCCCCGATTCACCCGCCGCAGTCGTTGCAGCCGTTGCTACCGCATCAGCTAGGCCACAAGCTGCGATTACATCAGAGTCGTGCGCCTTTTGTGGGCGCGTGACGCTGCGATAGGTTAGGTCGCTTGACTGCTTGGCTGCGCTGATTCGCTCATTGAGCATCAATAATCCCCCATTCGGTAATGCTCCCACGAGGCGTACATAATCCCCATCCATCCACAGTCCGGGCAGCGCTCACCTTCGGCGCGAGGGAAAGTCTTGCGCACTTCGGCAGCGCTCATGGTTTTTGCCCGCTCCAGATCAAACGCGGGAACGATTTTTTTGTGTTCGCACTCGGTTTGCATTAGAGGTTTTCCCCAAACTCCGCCCATTCCCTACAGCCTGCCGAGCAGTAATTGCCATACGCCAAGCACTTCAAGCAGCTTTCCGTTTCTTCCACTGCTCGACCATATCCGCCCTTAGTTGCTCCGCTGCCGCTTGGCCCCGGTTTCTGGCGATTCGCGCTAATACTGCTTGCCATTGCGGGCCTCCGCGCGGGTAGCGCCTCACCCATTCTCTTGCCTCGCATTCGCGCCTAAACTTTTCGTCATCCCTCACTGCTGGTCTGGAGTTACGCTGCTCAAGGTTCTCCATACCTGCGGGCCGGGGGCCATGAGCCTCGCTACGTCAAGCAAATCCTCTGTCGCGGCATCGCGCCATCTTGGAGCTATGTCGTAATAGCCCGATCCTGGGTTCTCGTTTTTTACGGAAACTTGCAATACAACAAGTGCGCCCTCGTTCCTGAATCTGTATGCAATCACGCTCATTTCGTCATCCCCAATGCCTTCAATATCGCGTTAATCGCCTCACCGCTCCGCACCATCTGCGTTGTAAATCGCATTACCCGCCACCCATCTAACGCGGCCTGATTCAGCTTTTGATAATCAGCCGCTTTGGTATGCCGCCCAATCGCCACAGGCTTTCCGTTGACTACTCGCGCCATGTGGTTTCCACCGTCAATCTCTACCGCCAATTGATTGGGGAACGCAAAGTCAAAGCGCCACTTTCGCCCTTCGTGGAATTGATGCTCAGGCGTGTGCGGCACCTTTAGGGCGCGCAATTGCGTTGATAGCAGGGCCTCTCCGGGGCTTTGTTTCACGCCGCTTTCGCCTTCTCAAGACGCGCCATTTCCATGCCGAGCAATTCACCATCAAGGCGCGCTTCCAGTTTTTGCAGAAGCGCCAAGTCCTCGCCGGTTTCAAGGTCAACGGTTTCAATATGCGTTGCCAAAATGCTACGCAGCGCCGCTAACTCGTCGTAATGCAGCACGCCGAAGTTGTAAGCACGCAATACCTCTGATGCACGCATCGTTATCATGCCAACACCACCCCTTCCGGCTCACCCCGAATCACAAATCCAGGCAGGGCGTCGTATGTCGGCCTCTGCCAGCCTGCTTTAAACGCTTGCAAGGGCTTCCATTCCGGGGCGGTTCGGGGCGGTGTTACCGGCTGCGGCATGTAATACCGCTTCCCGCGTTGCACGATTGCGCCCCTGTTCGCCAGTTGCCACAGCAGGTTTTGCGCAAGCACCACAGGCAGCGGATATTTGAGCGCTGCCGTGATCTCTGCGGCTTCCTTGCCCTCGTTTTTTGCGATGTAGTCATACAGCTTTGCAGACCATCCGGTTGGTTTACCTCTAGGCATGTTGCTTCTCCTTGTATCGCTGATTTGCCGCAATCCTGGCCCGTTTGTAGAGCGGGTCAGTCCTGTACCGCATTGCTGCGTAATCTCGCCAGTATTCGCGCCGGTCGCTTCCGTGTTGCGCTCTTGGCCTACCGGGAGTTTTCCGGCGATCAGGCGTTACCGGATTTGCAAGAAGGTGGGCAATGGCGCTCATGCAATCACCCTCTCATCCCTAAGCCCCAACCGGAGCGCATCCAAATCCGTAGGCACATACTCGCTACTCGTTACGTTAAAAGCGCAGCCCATTTCCCGGCAGCTAGAGCGCATCATTCGCGCTGTGGGGCAGCTATCAGCGTTGATAGGTGCTGTTGAGCCATGCGGCTCCATGCGGCGGCAGCGGGTGCATTGGATGCTGTAGA